ACCCTGCTTTGCAAGCATGTCAATAAGTTTTGCCATGTCTTTCTTAGTCATACCTCTAGGAATGTAATCACCAACTTCGTCATCATCTGGGGGTCCTTGACGGTTACCCTTCATGATTTCTTTGTAGGTTTTCTCTACTTTACTTTCTTCAAGTTCGACTTCTTCTTTGACAGGAACCATTGGGATGTTTGTCTGTGCGAGTCCCATTTTGGTTCTAAGCATTGTCATGTCAATTCTTTTACCCTTCAAGACAACGGTACTTCCCTTTCTTGAATACTCAATGTTTTTCTCTTTAGCAATTCTTTCCAGTTTACTTGCCATGTCAGAAGTAACATTCGGAACAGTGAAAGTAACCATTGGCGACTCTTCTAGTTCAACAGACTCTTTATACATGTTGAGTTCGTACTTACCGTTGTCCATGCCAAAGACTTGAACCTGAATCGCTTTCTTACCATCTGTTCCAACTAAACGATAAGAGTTAGTCTTACCCTTAGATGGTTTGCGAGGTCCTGATGCTACTTTGTCATCAATCTCTTTTGGATCAACTTCGATACCAAACTTCTTCTTAGCGAAATCGTATGCATGTTTCATCGCAGAAGAGAAGTCTTTGTGGTACAGTTCGTAACCAGTAGAAGACTTACCCTCTTCCAATGATTCGTTAGTAACGCGCAATGCTTTCTCTACAGATGGATACTTAGATAAACCCTTAGCAATCTGTTCGATCTTCTTAACGATAGCAGTCATGTTACCAGACTTCCAACGTGGATCGTTCAGAATACCAAACGCCATTTTGATTTGCTTATCAGAGTACTTCTCTTTCGCTTCTTTGACGCCATCTTCACCTGATTCGTCTTCTGAGTTCCAGTTACGATCAACATAATCGTAGAACTTCTTCTTCTCATCGTCTTTGAGGTCAGATAGTTTTTCAATACCGAACTTCTTCATCGCTTTCTGGAAGAATGCTTGGTACTTAGTCTCTGTGAATTTGCGTACTTGAGCAGACGCTTCCAATAGACTTTTCATTTATAACTCCAAGTTAATCGTTTTTAATTAGTAGTAAATCAAATGTCGCGGTCAGACGAGCATTGTTTGATCGAACAGTTGCACGAACATCAATATCAGATTTCTCTGGTATTGCTACAGGGAATGGGAACGTGTAAGTATATGTACCCCCAGTACCTGATACTTCAAATGTATGAGCAATACGGAAATTCACATTTCCAGTTTGTCTAACAAACATATTTCCAGTTGCATCAGCACCTGCTTGGATAGAAGCAACACCCTGAACAACGTATGCGGTATAACCTGCAGGAACTGTGTACACTGCCATTTTGGTTATACCTGCACCTGCTAGTATTCTAGCAACTACTGTTGCACCGATCTTTATGTCAATATTACCAGTATTTGTAGAAGCACTACCATCTGTATAATACGCATTGTACACTCGCATAAACTGATTAGTAGTAGTGTTACCTGTTTGTGATGACAGGGTGACTGTTTCTGTTAGTAGATTCCAGTTTGCATCCAATCCTTGAATCGTGACATGATGACCAACCTCATCCGCACTAGCACAATCAATGGTTAATGTATGAGCAGAACCATTGAGTGTCGCCCAAGGATACACTGTATCACTTACATCCCAGACAGAACCAGTGGTATTCTGTGACATAGCAGGAACAGCACCATACTTGTTGATGAAAGAGGTATCTTTTACAATACCCCTTGCGATGTTCCATCTATCTTCAGTTAAAAATATCGCCATTTCTTAATCCAAGTCTGAGACTTTCTTTCCTTTTTCCCACATCTTACAAGACCAGTACTTCGCTTTCCACTTAGGTCCTGGGTCTACATCGCACCCATGTCTTGCTCTAAATGCATTTAGTCGTTCTGGGTTATCTCTCTGAATATCCATATCAGGATCACCGAAAGTTACCTTCACAACATTTCCTTTGTCGTTCTTAACGTAAACACCGAACTTCTTAGTACTTCCAGATGGAAGACGGAACGGATCATTTAGTTTTACTTTACGACCTTGATACTCTGCTTCTTCAGTAATAGGACTATTTATAAAACCTTGGAATGACTCTACCTTCTTACCCTTGATACGAGCATTCTCGATCTTGCGCATCTTTGGAAGTAGTCTCTTAGACAAACGAGCAATCAAGTTACCCTTCTTAGCAACGTACTTTTCAAGTCTCGCTCTATCTGCCATCGATAGTTCATCAAATGGACGATTCTTGATCAACTTACGCTTGATCATTTTGACAGCAACCTTACGCGCTCTCTTCATTAATACTTCTTGTGATGAACGTTTCTTCAGACGAATCTTACGCAAACGAGCAAGACGCTTACCGATACGGCGCATTAAAACCCTGCGCTTCTGACGCTGTGCAGGGGAAAGAACTTCTGTTACTTCACCATCATCGGTGACGACACCTTCATCATCTTCAAGATCATGTTCGATATCGTCTTCTTCTGCATCTAGTTCATCGTCATCGTATGCAATATGGACATCATCCCAATCTAATGCATCAAACATATCGTTGAAGTCATCTTCTTCATCGGCATCTTCAAAGTCAATTTCTAAAGACTGCGCAACCTTTGATGCACCCTCAGAATCATCTTCAACTTCTTCTTCAGAGTACTCTCTCTTATAGAACCCTTCTACTTCATATTCTGCATTGATCTTTTGCTCTTGGAATGGAGTCTCTTTTTTGTATTTCTTGAGGAGTTTGTCTGTACCCCATTCACCTGCACCACCTTCTTCATTGAGTGACTTAGCATAGACATCAGCAAGTACACGAGCATCAACGTTCTTGAACTGTCGAGAAATCTGTGCGGCATAGTATGAATAACCATGCTTAATCTTCTTAACTCCACCTGCTTCTTTCGCTTTGCGGTCAATAACCTGAGTCAGAATTTCAAGTGCTTTCTTATACTGATTGGAGTGTAACTTATCTCCAAGCAGATCAATCAACCAACGTGGTGCTTCATCAAGTTCAACAGACTCACCACGAACCTTAGCGGCAAGATCAGCATCTGCTTTACCCCATGTACCCTTACTCTTTGTAGCAAATGAGTTAACACGAGCAAGACCCCACTGAGTTGGTGTAGTGCCAGGACGGTGACCAGTTCTCCATGCCGCTACCCCACGGTCAAATACTTTCTTGAGAATACCATAAGGCATCCCAGATTTCTCTGCTTTATCTTTCAGGGATTTCTTTACATCTTCATCGAGAACATCTTCACCAAACATCTGCTTGAATTTATTTGTGTGCTTGGATGGTTTGGTCTTAGCAGTAGCATCGCCAGGAGCAGGTTTGTATGCATTAGGGTTATCATCGTCCATCTTCGCTTGCTTCTTGAATTGAGCATCGCGTCTATCTTTAGTGGACTTACCTAATCCTGCATAATACTTTTTTGGTTGTGTTCCTTTCTTATCATCGATGTCTGGGTCTTGAGCAACTTTACGCTCTTCCAGATCAGTCAACCACTTGGATACAACATTACCTTCGTCATCAGAGCAACGAACAAAGTTAGGACCTCGCTCTACGATGATGTATTCTCTTTCTTCGTGGATATCAGCAACCGTATCACCGACATTGAAAATATCACCTAACAGATATTCTTCACGAACACCAAGGGTTGGTGCAAGTGTCTCAGCATTCAAGCGAGGTACAACTGCGCGTACCTTATCAAATACCTGCTTAACTTCTTTATCGGAAAGATTTACTGGTGAATACTTGCGGAAAGAATCAAAGTCATCTTTAGCGGCATACATACGCATATTCGTACCAGACGCACCAGACGCACCTTCTGAGTCTGCATCGCGCTCACCAGATGATACAACTTTAATCTCACCAAAGTCATAGAAACCATGACGAGACTTAACACCGTTGTACTTGTTCAACAGTGTTGTAAATTCGTTTACACGGTCAGAACCTGCAACCAGTGTAATCTTACGGAAACCTTTGTCGTACAGGTGTGACGCAACATACAATACAGTAGGCATACCACGACCAGATGATTGTACGTTATTTTGAGGAAATGCTTTTGCTAGAATCTTACGTTTGAAATTTGGTTCTAATGGATTCTTCTTATCGTCTTGCGAGTGACTAGCAAAGACAAAATGATTGTCGTGAGTTGCACCCACTTTAGAAACCATATCAAACAGTTTAGCGTGACCAATTGTAGGAGGGTTGAATCTTCCAAATGCGAATGTCGCACTTTTCAGTTTATTCTCTTCTAATTGTTTTCTTACGTCAGAAAATTTCTTCATTTATCCACTTACCCAGTTTTTCTGTGCAGTAAAGTTCGCTTTAGAAAACTCTAAGCGATTGACTAACTTCACTGCGTTCCCTTTAACTCGGTCTACTGCAACAAACCCTTCAGGGGCAGTGACCTTTAATCCATCATCTGTTCTCAAGAATGTCCCAATACCCTTAATTTGAGACAACTTTTTCACCAATAAGTTTTTGGCATCCATAATATCTTTATATAGGGTGATCGTCTGAACCATCATTGGAGTTTGATCCTTGATGCGCTTCAGACCATCACGCTTTATCTCTTCATATTTAGTCCTACTTTTTTCAGTCTTAACCTTAGCAATCTCTTTATCGAGTTTCTCAGCATAGAACTGAGAGAACTCTTTAATGACCGATTCAGGTGAACCGAATTTCTTGTCAGACTTAAAGTATGAGTTCAGGTGTATCTTCAGATTTGTAGGAACTGCATATTTAGACTTCTCATCGAAATCAGCAGACATACGATCCAGATACGAACTGATACCACCAAGACCACGTTCAATCTTAGTGATGTAACCATCTAGTTCTACAGTCTCTGCTTCTGTTAGGGTAGCAGTACCAGACACATCTTTATATGATGCATCATCGAACCAGATTGATTTATTTTTCTTTAATCCTTTAATATTTATATTGAAAGACGCCTTCATGTCTTGAAGTTTCTTTCCTTTATATTCTGTGTGGAATATGATACCCATGTTCGTCTTCTTGATGAACTGTCCAAACTCTGAGTTCTCTGGAACAGCATAGACGATGGTGTTTGGTTGGAATGTGATCATCGTCTCACCGTCAATGGTAGTCGTCTTTAGATCACTATTGGTGTACATTAGGTCACCCTGAAGAACACCTTTAATTCCCAACTTAGGAAGTTCAGTCAGTGCAACAGTCAACTTCTCGACTAGACCACCAGAGTGGTTTGCACGAATATCTTCTACTGTATAGTTGAGTTTTGGATTGACGTTGAATACTGATTTGGTAGCAACGAAAAACTTACCGTTGTCTGGATTGATACCACAAAAGATTGCTGGCGCACCATCCCATTTAGTGGTGATGTTTGTGGATGAACGAGAATTCGATGCAAGCATGTTGCGAATAGATTTGAGGAATTCCTTTGCTTCTTCAGCACCCCTCGATCCATCAGTAATGATGGTTTCCTCGATATGGGTGAGGTGTAAATTCTTTTGCTCATTTAGAAGTTGGTTATCTTGGAATTGCTTAAATCCTATCATCTCAGTGTTACCTTACCTGTGCCAGGCAGACTCTTGTAATCCAGTAGAAAGTGTGTTGGATATACACCAGACTGCTTGTTACGAATGTTTAGTTTAAATTCAAAATAGTTGTTTTTGAACTTCATGTCAATACGTTTCGCTGTACCATTTTGACCACCGTAGATCAATTCAATACCAGATGAAACCGTTGACATTGCCGCATTGTTGTTGGGGTCCATGTACCAGAAATCGATTGTACCATTCTCTTTACCATGAACCATGAAGTAGTCAGAACCAATTGCAGTCGAGATCAATGATTTTAATGCATTGCGATCAACCTTACTTGACACATCAACCTTGTTCTTTTCGACTGCTTTCTTACCAGAACCGTATGCATTGAATACTTCACAGAATGATTCGTTGTCGATACCCAATGCTTTCATCAATGCAACACCCAGACTGTTGGTGATTCGACCAGACTGCACTTCAGCAGTTGGGAATGCTTTATCCTTATCTTTCACCCCTGAGTTAACGAATGTCAATGTATTCCCATATTTCAAAGATAAGTGGGATACCTTTCCATTCTTATGGGTGATGTTTACGTCTGTGAGTTTAGCACCATGAAGTTTATGATCAGAAGGAAGCACTACTGCTTTACCACTCGCATATCCAAGTGGACGAGAGACGTTAGCACCACCAACCTGCTCAACCTTGATTGCAGGTGATCCCATCGCTTTAGAGCATTTGTCTACGATTGTCTTTGCCGCTTCTGCAAACTTACCAGTAACATCAGCACCAGTGATTACCGCATTCAACTGTGCAGTAAGATCACGCTCAAACTTTAGACCACGGTTCTCACGAGTACCACCTGCAGGTTGACCACCAAACTCTTCAGACTTCTCAACCTTAGTGAGTGATACGAAAGACGTTTGATTCTTACCTGAAAACTTACCAACCAGTTCAATAGTCTGATTGCGCTTACCTTTAAGATTGAGGATCATACCATACATGCGATCCAACATTTCTTGTCTTGCGTTTGTCGCATTGTAGTCGAATCTTTCATCATTGATCTTGATACCAGTAGCATCGAACAGACCATCATCAGTCATGAAGTTACTAGTCTTGTCATTTGCTTGCATTACCTTCTCAAGAAGCAGTTCTATACGATGCTCCTTGCCGTCTCTGGTAATTTCTGGTATTGATAAGTTCGCCATATATCTATTTATCTCTCAAGAACACTAAGGTAACGATAACTCTTTTTAGAGCAATTGTAAAGTCTATTTAACACTTTGTGGTTAATTTTTTCACCAAAGTATAAACGATACGAGGTAAGAGTTGGGAACTTCTTAGTATTCAGTGTTTTGAACTTACTCCACACATCATCGAACTTCTTACCAGACTCAAGGATTTCGTAAGCGACATCTACAGAGTACGCTTCGATCTCATCCAAAGAACCAAGATAGTTCTCATTGAGGTACATGTTCTTGTCTTTGCTCTTTGATTTGAAGATTTCGGTCTTGCGCATTTCACCATCACGTTTTTCGTACTGATGACGATGTGTCATTTCGTGGACAATAGTAGAACGTACTTCGTTGATGAACTTGTTCCACTTTTCTTCAGTGTCGAGAAGCAGAAGAGCATCCTCACCTGTCTCAATGCAGATGTGAGAATCGTAGTCTTCTTCCATTTCCCAAGAACGGTACTCACCACTGATAGAGTAGTCACCACTGAGGTAACCTTCGTTCTTTTTGTTTACTTTGGTATGGATGCCATTCCACCCACAGACACGATTTGCGATAGAACGAGCAATGGTGTGAGCAGAAAAAACCCCATAACCAAAGTGGTCTTTCATTGCTTTAAGACCAAAGGTTACAGGGTCATGATATCGTTCAATAACTGTCTTGTACATTTTGCACCTCTCTCAAGCAACACATACAGTGTCGCACAAGTGGTGCGACTTGTCAAGTACTTTTTTTAAGTTTTGTGATTTTTTTCATCATCAGTTGTATTTATACGTCAGATTTTGAAAGTCGAAAAATCTCGATTCCCACTTCGCTTACCGAATGTCGATTTGTCGAAAAGTGGCACATCATCTTCTTTCTCTTTCTTACCCATGTTATCAACCAGATCATCCTGTGCAGACTCTTCCAGATCAAACAGTTGCATCTTCGCTCTATCAACCCCAATCAAAAACCGCTTTGCTTTGCCTGGATCGTTATATCTGTTTTTGAGTTGTTTCACCATTATCTGGTTTTGCTCTTCCAGTTCTTCGGTGCTGATCAAAGCGAACATTAGGTCTGCAGTGGCAGGTAGACCAAAGGACTCACTTGTGTCTTCTAGACCAACATCTGTACTGGAGTATCCAGATCGAGTAGTCTGTGTTGCTGAGAAGATTGGTAGATCATACTCTACTGCTAGACCACGGAGTTCTTCCGCGATTGCTTTGATGTATGTGTATGAGTTGACGTTAGCACCACCAGTTTTGAATCGCTGAGATGCACAGATGTTTAGATAGTCAATGAAGATGATATCAGGAACAAAGTCACGCTTGATTGCAAGTTCATTCAGTAGTGATTTGAAGTGACCTGCATGAGCAGACGATGTTGGATATTCCTTGATGACCAGACGACCACCTTTAGTCTTCTTCTTGATTTTCTCCAGACGCTGATCGAACATCGTCTTAGGTAGATCAGTCAAATTACCAATATCCATATTCATCATGTTCGCATCGATACGTTCAGCGATTCGCTCTTCTGCCATCTCCATAGTAATGTAAAGGACGTTACGTCCTTGTTGGATTACCGATGCCGCAAAGTTACACATGAATAGAGACTTACCAACACCAGTACCTGCAAGTGCAATGTTCAGCGTTTTGTTGGGAATACCACCTTTGGTGATCATATCAAAATATTCTAGATTGAACGGAATGCGCTCTTCCACACGATGGTAGAACTCAAATCGATCATCAGCATTCTCAATGTAGTCGTGACCAACATTGGTATCGAATGTGACACCCAAAGCATCAGAAAGAATCGATGGTAGAGCATCTTGGGTATGAGACTTATCTTTACCCTCAATGATACCAATCGATTTCAGGATAGCATTGTAGACTGCTTTGTCTTTACAAAACTTTTCGGTAGACGACACCAACCAATCGAGATTGGTATTTGGTTCACCTAGTTGTGCTAGTACTTGCTTCGCCTTTTCATTTTCACCTTCTGTGATGTCTTTTCTCTGTCCGATATTGACAGATAATACTTCTGCAGATGGCATTGCATTGTACTCTGTTACAAAGGATTCAATCTCCTTGTAAATGAGTTTCTCAACACCATCGTGAAAATAATCACCGTCCAGAAAGGGGATAACCTTTCTGGTATACGGTTCATTGTTAATAAGGTTAGCAAGGATTACTTGCTCAATCCGATCCGCCTGCATATACGACTTCACCTGCTTCCAATTGTTCTTCTAGAACGTTTACGAGAATGTCACCGATTATATCAATAAAATCCTCTTCAATCAATACCCCATCAGGGATTTTTACTGGCATATATTCAAAGTTCATTTTTGGTGGATCAACCTCACCGTTGAACTGAACTCTACCGTAATTAAAGACTACACCTTTGTACTTACCATCCTCAATCTGGATGGCGATGAAATCTTTCTTCTCTACAAACTTATACTTCGTTGCCATATGTGAACTTCTTCTTCGCAAACTCATCAATCTGTTGGAGTACTTCTTCAGTGAAGTATTCTTCTGGATTCTCATTGATAGTCTTACCAAACTGCTTAGAACCGTCTGGTAGTTCATATCGAGTCGATACCTTCTTGAAGATACCTGCTTCTTCAGCAAGTTCCAACAACCCATAGTGCTTGTTCAAACCACCACGATACCGCAGAGCAACGTCAACAAGTGAGTTCTCAACTGTGAGTCGTGATTTGTTCAAACGGCAGTGGATGATATTACCAATCACCTCTTTACCATCTTTCTCTTTCTTTTTAGAGAGATATAGAATAGTTGATGCCGCGTAACGCAGACCAGTACCACCACCCATTTCTTTGGTTGGAATGTATGAACCAACCACTTCATATGTGTGGTTAGTAACAATCATTGGTACGTTTGCACGACCAAGTTTCAGAGTCAGAACACGGAATGCCGCTTTCACTAACTGTGCGCGTGTCATATCACGAGTCTCTTTACCCTCTGCAGTATCTTCAATCTCTTTGGTAGTCGATAACATACCAAGTGAATCTAGACAGAACATCATCGGTTGACGCTCACCTTTCGGTTGCTCAATGTACTTGTCCAGAATCCGAATCGCTTGAGTTCTGAACTCTTGAACTGTAGTAACAGGAACAATGACCATACGCTTTGGATCGATACCACGCTCAATAATCATCTCACTTGAGATTGCAGATTCTGTCTCAAAATAGAGAACACCTGCATCTGGATTCTGATCGAGGAAGTTCTTAACAATCGACAGAGCAAAGAACGTTTTACCTGTCGATGACTCACCTGCGAGTGCAGTAATCTTATTCGATGGAAGACCACCATAAATCGAACCAGAGAGTAATGCATTTAATGCATACACCCCTGTATCAATAAATCCATTTACATCACCTGCTTCAATACCATCCGCAACAACGGATGCATATTCGTTACCTGATGATTTCACCAAGTCATTAAGAAAACTCATAGGTTTCTCCTATACAAAAAAATCTTCTAGTGTAGCAACCTTCTCACTCTGCCATCCAATTGATTCAAGAATGAAACGGAGTGGTTCTAGGTATGCTTTCTCGAATTGTGTATCATAATCGATATACTTGTTTAAGTCAAGTTCTTTTGGGAAAGTATTTAAGAATGATAGTACATTTTCGCCAATCGGATTCGGTTTCTTGAGGAAGATGAACTTGATCTTCTCCCCCTCGCGAATCAACTGATACTTACCGTCCAAGTCTTTATCCTTGAGTAGTTTATTATACATCAACGAACCACGGACATGAATTGGAGTTCCTTTAGTGTAAACACTGATCGAGGATGTATACTTATCCAAGTTGTTTACTGAGCGAGGGAAAGCAACCTCTTCTGGTGGAAGTGATTTGAATTCCTCTCGCCATTTGTCGATGAACTCGATAAGAGCATCGTTATCTTGATTCATGATGATNGAGATTGATTCCTTCAACTTCACTCGCACTGGAGCAGGAGTTGAGGACTTGACAACCTCTAGACCCATGATCTTGAGTTTTGGTTCAGCGTACTGAACCCCCTCAGAGTTGTGAACGTTTAGAATGTAACGTTTCTTAGCAGTCCAGATACCCTTGTCAGCGATTACCTCTCGCTTCATGAACATCTTCTGCTCATATGCATTCATGTAATCAGCAAGATTCTGATACATCTTATCAATATACGGTTCAATCTTTTCTTGAGCGATTCGATCAAGGAACCTAACACACTTCTGCGTGTATTCGTTCTCTTCCATATCGCTTCTCTTCGGTAACACGCGATCAATAAGTTTGTCAAAAACAATGTATACCGAATCTGTATCTGATGCAATAACGAACTCTTCATTATCAGTCTCCAGTAGTTTGTTAAGATAGCGATTAATCGCTTGCTCAATCCAACGAATCGATAACTGACCAGACAAAGTGATACCCTCTGCTTGTCGGATATCAAAGTAGCGGAAGTACTGGTTACCCAACGCACCATAAGCGGAGTTGAGTGCAATCTTCTTTGCTAACTGGATGTTATTAAATCGAGAGATATCTTTCTGCAGTTTCTGATCTTTGGTACGTTCATACTCTTGCTCTGCTTGGAGCATCTTCTTCTTGAAGAACTTACGAGAGTCGTACATCGTCTGCATCATCTCAGGTAGGAATCCCTGAAAATCTTTGCGGAAGCACTGACCATTTGCCGCCATTGTTAGATTATTTTCTTTCAGATATGCTGTGTCAATTTCCTGACCAAGCAACCCATCAACAGAACAACGGAACGTCTCAGGAACAATCGTGTCTGGTGAAATATTGTACTGCATGATCAAATGTGGGTAGAGTGAGTTCAAGTCAAAAGACAACACCCACTTGTGTTCGCCGATCACTGGGTCTTTTACATACGCACCTGCATAAGCAGTATCTTTATCTAGTCGCTTCTTCGGTGGGATAACGATCTTCTTCTTGCGCAGATGATTGTACACGAGACTATCCCACATACGCACCTGAGAGAATACATCATCATAGTTGATTCGCGCATCATACGCCATCGTCAGATGTAGTTCGATCAAACCAAGTTTGTCATCGAGTCGCTGTACCAACTCAACGTCTTTGATGTTGTAGTCTACGAACTTCTGCCAGTCGTTCTTATAGAACAGATGCATCGATTCGTGTTCTGAGTAGTCTAGTTTCTTCTCACCAAGAATGACGTTTGCGATGTTGTCAAGTCGGAATGATTCGTATCCGATACCCATGTACTTCTTGAACATATCCAAGTAGTCGAGAGTAGCGATACCAAAGATGTCGTAATACTGTTGCTCACGACCATGAATGTTCTTAGTTGAACCTTTGACGATCTTCCAAGGTGACAACTGTCGGATGTACTCTTCACCAAGCACACGCTCAATACGGTTCACGAGATATGGAATATCAAAGAACTTAATGTTCCAACCTGTCATCACATCTGGTTTGGTGTCTTGCATCCAACGAATGAAATCTTGGAGCATCTTGTACTCAGAGTCAAACTCATAGTACACCACATTATCATGCTTATTATCGTAGGGTTTAGTACCCCAAGTGATGTATTGGTTGTTCAGACTATTACGAATGGTGATCAGTAGAACTTCTTCGTTTGCGGTTTCGATGTTAGGGAAACCATGTTCACAAGATGTCTCAATATCGATGTTAGCAACCAGAATCTTGTTGAGATCGAAATCAACGTCATCTTGAAAGTTGTCAGAAATCCACTGATAGATGTATTGGGTTTGTCCGAATACTTCAAACCCCTCAACCCCATCGTAGCGTTTAATGAAATCTTTTGATTCGTTGATGTCGCCAGGATGGAACTCCTTGACGTATCGACCATCGACTGTCTTCCAATCGGATGGTTCGCTTGATTTGACGTACAGTGTCGGTTGAAAGTCTTTGTATCGAATCGATTGACGTTGACCAAAACTGTCAACACCACGCACAAAGATGGAGTTACCCCACTGAATAACGTTAGTGTAAAATTTCAATATTCACTCCATAAACGAAAAAAGATGGATACAGTATACCTGCATCCATCCTATAAGTCAAGGCAATAATTACTTACCAATGATATTTTTGTCTGGCATAATTAAACCAGAACCGAAAATCTGATTATAATAATTTAGCAAATCAGTTTTTGGAGTTACTCGATAGAGAATGTTAGATGAGGAAATGGTCACCTTAGTATCGTCTGTAGATGGACTCAGAGGTCCTAGACGAACTTGCATTGTACCATCCTCGCCTGGCATCACTGCAACCACTGCAGGATTTTCGACTGTAATGGAATCTCCATTATCTGTCACATCACCGATAACTTCTTCACCTGCAATCACGCGGAATACTTCAATAGTCATAATGTCTCCTAATAATAAATGAGTGAGCAGTTTGAGGACATACTCAGGTCACGATCCCAAGGTAGCACAAGGGATTATTCTGCGAGGAATTCCTTATTGGAAGTCTCGCCATCTTTGATCTCAACCTTACGCTTCTTCGACTCTGGGATGAGACGCTCCAACGTAATCTTGAGTAGACCATTCACCAATTCAGCATTCTCGATTTCTACCTGATCGTTCAGTGTGAACAGACGAGTGAATGGACGGAATGCGAGTCCTTGGTACAGGGTACTTGTATCTGCTTCGTCTTGTGAAGCGTTACCCTTGATTACCAGTTTGTCACCTTCAACTTCAATTTCGATATCGGATTTACCGAAACCTGCTACTGCCATTTCAATAACATATGTATTGTCTGCAGTTTTCTTGATGTTGTATGGTGGGTAGTTGGGAATGTTCTTCGTTGCAGTTTCGTGAAACTTCTGCAGATCGTTGAACACTTTATCGTAACCGACAAAAAACTTGTCNAGGTCTTTGCTTAGAAATGTCATATTTCTATTCTCCTTTTCAGCGAGTTTTAATTGTAGGACTCCCATTCANTGGCGAGTCAATTATCGCTTAGAAACGAATTCGTTCATTTCTGTTGCGAGTTTTTCAATATCAGCGAAAGTCGGAAAGTGTGGAAGTTCTGGGAAAGCAACTTCTGGATCGACATCCTTCTCCGCATAATATTTTTCTTTGAGGTCATTAACCTCAGAGTGATACTGCTCAGTAAGCAGTGCTTGTGCTTGCGACAACATAGAGAAGCGCATTTCATATGGATTGGACATAATAGTCTCCTTGTGTGTGTTATGTGTAAAATGGTAGGTTATTCTGTTACGAGGAAACCTACCGAAACCCTAGGCAGTCATCATGCCGCCAATGCGTAAGTGCTATCGTTTGCAGTTACATTTAGTCGAATTCTCTTCCAACCTTCCGCGTACCTGTCGAACCTGTTCACCCCCATCAAAAGTACACCCTGCGTAGTCTCCGAACCTTACCTCGACTTACAGATGCACTTGTGGTGGAGGTGGGCGGAATCGCACCGCCGTCCAAATACCTTCCAATTAGCGTCATCAAATTCAAATCTATTTATAAGTATAATACCACAAAAGCGATTTGTTGTGTGGCAATATTACTTCTTTTTACCGATGTTGTATTTTGCACACAGTTCCCATTCATCTTTTTCTTTATATGCGAGAACTTTGATTTGTGAGAGTGGTGCTTGTTCTGCGATTGTCTCACTGGATACAACATCAATCAAACCCCAATCAATCAGGAGTTTTACAATTGTGTTTCTGCGCTGAATGTCATTCTCAGTAAAGTCAGTCGCTTTACCATCGAGTGCAAACAGTTCTTTAAAATGGACGATGTAATATCGACCCTGCTTGTGTAGAATGTGACAAGACTGAAATAGTTTTCTGTCTTTCTTTGATGCGACTCCGATACGAGTCANTGTTTCTTTGATTTTTAAAAAGTCATCTGGTTGCTTTAGTCGCACTTCGACCATGCTATCAATGCCAATCATTTAGTTCCACCTTTATTCAATTTTTTCTTCAATTCAGTAAGTTGTTGTTCGGTCAGTACTTGAAGTGCTTGAACTGCTTTCTCATTACTATAGTCAAAATATTCTTTAACATAGTCTAGGTCAGTTAACTCTTCTTTTTTCTGCCATTTATCAAATCGCTTTCGCTTACTTACTATATTTAGCAAAAATTGAAATTGCATTTTATTGTCCAAATCTCGCGCAATATTCATCTCATTAGCGAGTAGAACGGTGTCGAGAGACATGGACAATGCGCGGTTTACAATGAATGGATTGTAATTCTTTTCACCTGCGCGATCAGAAACCATATCTTCTTTGGTGTACTGAATCGCTTTTACATAATCAAATGGGGTACTCATTTACATACTCTTAATTGGTAGAAAATAAACTTGTGTGCGTCTCCACTCATTCTTACTATATGCTTTGTGGTCTTCTATGTATCCACCATGCATATACATGCTTGGATAAATCACACATCGATTAAATTTAGCAGGTACTACCCCTGCCATGTCATAGTACTTATCTACGTCAACTAAGACATTCTCAACTTCAGTATACCCAACATCTTGCATCTGTGCTTGCTTATAGAATGCAGTTCCACCATTTTCAATTGCATCGAGATAGATCACTGCGGCAAGCATATTGTTTCCATCTTGATGTGGATACATTTGCATAGACTCATCTGGAATCTTGATATTGGAATAATTGTTAAAAGCATATGGTGCAGGATTATCTTTCAACTCAATACCAAGATGAAGTTTAC